CTATGCCGCCACTTTACCGCCACTGGTAGCTAATGGATTTAGCTTTGCTGCTTCTTCTAAATGGTCAGGCGCAAAGTGGGCATATCGCATTGTCATCTTTATATCTGTATGCCCAAGGACGCGCTGTAAAACTAGGATGTTTCCACCATTCATCATAAAGTGGCTTGCAAATGTATGGCGTAATACATGCGTAAGCTGGCCCGCTGGTAATTCAATTCCTGTTTTATTAAGTGCGGAGCGGAATGCGCCGTAGGAGTCGGGAAAAATTCTACCTGTTTTATCATCAGGAATAATTTTATAGATATCCTCAGTGATGGGGACGGTTCTATTTTTCCGACCTTTAGTTTTTGTAAAGGTGATCTTGTATTTGGTGATCTGGCTTTTTCTAAGTCCTTCAGCCTCTGACCAGCGCGCGCCGGTGGCTAAGCAAATTTTTACCAGAACATCTAAACCATGATATTCACTCTTGCTGCATTCAGACAATAAGCAGTTAATTTGATCGTGCGTTAGCCAAGCCATTTCGGATTCTTCCGTACGAAATGGGCGGATATGTTTAAGGGGATTCTCTCCTTTCCATTCACCTAATCGGCTTAATTCATTAAACACTGCGCGAAAGTATGCCAGCTCTAAATTCAGGGTTCGTGGAGAAACTTCGGTTACGCGATTCGTGCGAGCAAAATCACCCTGCAGGCGACGCTCACGATAGCGAGAAAACATTTGTGCATCAAAATCTTTTGCCAGTGGCTCACCCATACACAAAAAGGCATGTTCCATCGCCTTTTGTCGCTTCTCTCCATCTCTCAATGTTATCCCGTGCGCGCCGTACCAAGATGTAATCAGGTCTTTAAGCGTACGGCGATCTTCTTTTTCCTCATGCCAGGGCTGCTGAACCTTATACTGTTCATAGGCAATTGCCTCACCTTTGGTGGCGAATTTAGTGCGAGTACGCTTGCCATTATGATAAATCTCACAGAGCCAGCCACCAGAGGGCAATTTCCTAACTGACATTAGGCTACCTCACAATAAATACCGACAATGCGGCCCAGTTGCTTGATCTCATCAATGCCACATTCAAAAGGGACTTTGCCGCCTGCTACATGCAGCCGCTTGCCGGGCAGCACAGTCAGCTCTCTTAAGCTCACCGCGCCTTCAACATCTACAAGCCAGCTACCATCAGCTAAAGGTGCATCTTGTTCAACGATATAGCTTTTGCCTTCATTTCTGACACACATCGCATTCTTCAAGGTTCTACCAAAAAGCTCATGGCCGACCGTCAGAATGCCATTTTCTGATAGCCTGCCTTCACTTAATGTGAACATCTGGAGCTGTACGTAAGAATCAGAGTGATCGTCGTTTCTCTGCGGGCCTTCGCCGGTCAGAATCCATTTAAGGTTAACACCAGTTTCTAAGGCGCAATGGGCTGCGAAATCATAGGAAATATTGCCGCGCGTATAGCGGTTTTGCAGCGTACTTGCAGCGATATCAAAGTGGTTTGCGAGCTGAATTTTTTGATTGAACCCGTACACCTGACAAATCCTGTCTAAAACATCCTCGTTAGAAATTTGGCTTTCAAAGTCCATAATTGGCATTTCCAAGTTGACCAATACCAAAATTGGCATTAGGATTCGTTTTGTTGGTGGCGTCCGATGGCAAACGTTGGCAAACAGATGGCAATCGGTGTCTTAAACTTTCAAATAAGGAATCATGCAATATGGCTTCTGAAATCGCAATCATCAAAGTTCCCGCGCCGATCGTCACTGCCGAACAGTTCGCCGAGCTGGAAGGCGTATCCCGCCGTACCGTTTATCGCTGGACTACCGGCGACAACCCGCAATTGCCTATCGAGCCGCGCAACATCCGCAAAGGCTGTAAGAAAGCAGGCGGGCCGATCCGCATCTACTACGCACGCTGGAAAGAAGAGCAGTTGCGTAAAGCGTTCGGGCATTCCCGTTTCCAGCTCATTATTGGCGGCTAATTCACATTAAGTGAATAGGGAGATTCGCACATGTTTGATTTTAAGACTTCCACCCATAACCACTATGAAGAAGCCTGCCGCAAGTTTGCGCTTACGCATAACATGCAGGAACTGGCGCTGCGGGCGGGCATGAAAGTGCAGACCCTGCGCAATAAGCTGAACCCGGAACAGGCGCATCAGCTGACCGTTCCAGAGGTGTTGACGCTTACCGATCTGACTGAAGACGCCACGCTGATTGACGGCATGCTGGCGCAGCTGCAGTGCCTACCGTGCATGCCGGTTAACGAGCTGGCTAAAGAAAAATTTTCGGCGTACGTGCTGAAGGCGACCGCCGAAGTCGGAAGCATGGCAGCTAACGCCGCGAACCCGGAACGTATCACGGCAACCTGCCGTCGCGGCATTCTGGAAGCCGCTAACACAGGGATCCGCTGCATGATGCTTGCCGCGCTGGCCGTGCAGAACCGCGTTCACTCTAACCCGACTCTAGCCTCAACCGTTGACGCAATAAGCGGTCTGGGTGCTTCGATTGGCATCAGCTGAGGGCGCGCGATGATTTCATTTGCGGCACGCCTCAAGCGTCAGAGTCCGTCGATGTCATACGGGCATGGCTGGATTATGGGCGAAAACGGCAAGCGCTGGCATCCGGTACTGAGCCAGCAGGTACAGGTAAAAGAGCAAAGAGGTAAAGCATGGCTATCGAGGGCGATTCAATGCTGGTTGAGCTTACTGCAGGCCAACGGGTTTCGGCGCTGAATCACGTTGCCTTAATCCGCGCGCAGCTGATGGGCGGCAACTGTGAAAAAGACATGGCTCGTTTTTTCTCTGAGATGCGCGATGTTGAAGATCCTAATTATCAGGACAACAAGCGCGCGCTGGGCGCGATTTTCTTCCTGGCTGGCATCGGTAAGGACAGGCACGAGGCTGAATTTAGTGAACTGACTACTGATGAAAGAAAGGCGCTTATTCGGTCAATGAATCATCTAAAAGCAGTCGTGAGTTTATTTCCAAAGCGAATGGCTCTGCCTAATTAATTAACCCCCTAAACAAAAAAATGGCGTAAACCCGCCGGGCATTCTTTTGCCCAAATTCTGGAGAGGGTAATGACTCCAACTTATTGATAGTGTTTTATGTTCAGATAATGCCCGATGACTTTGTCATGCAGCTCCACCGATTTTGAGAACGACAGCGACTTCCGTCCCAGCCGTGCCAGGTGCTGCCTCAGATTCAGGTTATGCCGCTCAATTCGCTGCGTATATCGCTTGCTGATTACGTGCAGCTTTCCCTTCAGGCGGGATTCATACAGCGGCCAGCCATCCGTCATCCATATCACCACGTCAAAGGGTGACAGCAGGCTCATAAGACGCCCCAGCGTCGCCATAGTGCGTTCACCGAATACGTGCGCAACAACCGTCTTCCGGAGCCTGTCATACGCGTAAAACAGCCAGCGCTGGCGCGATTTAGCCCCGAC